GTACCTCGCAGAGGTCTTTCCTCGTTACCAGTGCCGTCACTATGACGGTTAAACAGATGACGATCAGGCGATTAACATCGCCTTTTGCTGCTTCATAGCCTGCTTCTCCTTGACCTTTCGGTCCGTAAGAGGCTAATCTCTATGTGTCGCATAGATATGGCCTCAGATTAATGTTAAACGTCTTGCAGGACGCGTAATGTTAACTGGGGCTTTTCTCTATCTACCTTTGGTGTTCATGCCCGAGGCAGATAGCCTCAAGCACCCACAGCAATTCTAACTATCCAATACATCACTGCCAACACTTTAAACTCTTACCCTTTAAAACAAGAACAAAATTCAACCAATCAGCATTGGGCGTATACTCATATCCTAGAGAAAACAACTCTTTCTGTACTATTTATATCCATATGATTTATAAGCATTTGCCACTTGCCATAGCCGCACAATGACAGTTTGCCATTTGATGTCAATAGATAAAAATGATCGTTTTCAATGAGTTACATACTTGCAAGGCGTTGCACATCAGGCCCGATTACGTCAGTATCAAAAGATTACAGATGGTGCATTACTGCCACCTCGCCTTAATGTTCCAGAACTCTCCAACTTGAGGAATTTTCAATGACATCCTTTCAATTATCTTTGATTTCTCGTGAAATTGACGGCGAAATAATACATTTACGTGCCAAAGATGGTTACATAAACGCCACATCAATGTGTAGAACTGCGGGCAAACTGCTCTCTGATTACACTAGACTCAAAACTACTCAAGAGTTTTTTGACGAATTATCACGCGATATGGGAATTCCCATATCGGAGTTAATTCAATCATTTAAAGGTGGAAGACCTGAAAACCAAGGGACATGGGTGCATCCTGACATCGCTATTAATCTAGCGCAGTGGCTATCGCCCAAATTTGCAGTCCAGGTTTCAAGATGGGTTCGTGAATGGATGTCAGGGGAAAGAACTACAGCAGAAATGCCTGTACATTTAAAACGGTACATGGTTAATCGTAGTAGAATTCCTCACACGCACTTTTCTATTCTTAATGAACTGACATTCAACTTGGTTGCACCTCTTGAACAAGCAGGGTACACACTCCCAGAAAAAATGGTTCCTGACATTTCACAAGGAAGAGTATTTTCACAATGGTTAAGAGATAATAGAAACGTAGAACCCAAAACATTCCCTACCTATGACCATGAATATCCCGATGGTCGCGTATACCCTGCAAGGCTGTACCCAAATGAATATTTAGCAGATTTCAAAGAACATTTTAACAATATTTGGTTGCCGCAATATGCCCCGAAATACTTCGCTGACCGGGACAAAAAGGCTCTCGCCTTGATTGAAAAAATTATGCTACCTAACCTCGATGGCAATGAACAGTTCTAAATGATTAGCCAGCCCCATAAGGCTGGTTATTTAGTATTATCAACCCCAGCGGCAAATCGAATACACCACCAGCGCCACCGCCATCGCAATTCCTACCGTTGTGAATGCTTCAGGCCAGGTCATCGTAAAACATCCTCCACGCTTATAAGTCCGCTTCGCTCCAGGTAGTCCATCACTTTATCCGGCAATTTGCAGCCCGGTTTCGGTTTCTTCAGTTGACTAACCAATTGTTTAACCAGCATTGTCAATTCGCGAACTTGTTTCCCGGGCTCCCCTTTGNCCTGAAGCAGGGCAGCGCGGCAAGCGTTCCATCCCTCAGCATATGTTTCAGTTACACCATCGAGATGGCATGTAAGCAAATCCATTTCTTCCGGCACTACGGGCGCTGGAAAAACGGCATAGGGTGGCGTCCATTTTGGCGCTTTATCTCCAGCCGAACGCTGATACCAGTCATCCGGTTTGTATTCATAAAAATCACCAACTGGCTCTGCTTCCAGCGATGCCAGAGCAATTTTGAATAATTCGCCCTCTACCCGTGCCATCCCTGAATTGGGGTGGCATTTCTCAATCGCTATTTTTAATTTAGCTTCTTCGATTAATTGCTTTTTGGTTAATTCAGTCATTTTTCATTACCGCCCTTTCGGGCCGCCTCCTAATATTTTGAGGGTGCAGCCCCCCCCTCCGGTTAAGGATTAAATTTTATTTACAGTGCTAAATTTAATTATTCAGATTTGGATTATGATTTCTCTTTCAGTTCACGCAGTTCCCTGATTGTTAATTTGGCTCACAACAGCACATCCTGAAAATTACCCTGATAGAACGCCAGTACACGCTGCATGACTTCGCTCTTCCGGCACTCGCGACAGATTATATTCAGACGCCTGTCATAGCGGCGTATTTCTCCGTCTGGTAATGACCAGATAAGGTCCGGATCAACTACAGCAGGTTTCTTCACCTTTGCCCTCGATAGNTTTTTTGCGGGCGTTTTGCCAGTCTTTACGCGCCTGCTCAGACGGGAATAATCCGTAGCCTGAATTGTAAACATCACCACTGGCGACCAGTTCTCTGGCGAGAGTGCTTATGTAATACCTTGATGCACCGGTTTTAGCCTCCAGAGCCCGTAACGTCTCGCGACCGCTCAGACGTACAAGTTCAACAACCTGCCCTTTAATTTTTTCCCGCTCTTCTGGTGTAAATACTTTTGCCATAGGTGCCTCCGGCAATCACTTTTCCGATGCAACATGGCGGGAAGAATCAGTAATCTGTCGTACAATATCCCTGTGCTTGTTCAGCTCCCGCAGCGCGGCGCAGACACGCTCCCACTTCTGGACATGATTTTTCGCCCGACGCAGTTCGCGGTTTGCCATATGCAGTGATGGTAAAACCAGGTCATCCGCTCGCGTTTCAGTAAACGATGGCAGCGACTGCACAATGTCCGCCACAGTTTCTGTTTTAATATCTTCCTGTGTTGCAGCCTCCTGTACTGGTAACGCAACACCTGCGGGCTGAGGAAAGGCCTTACCAGCAGTTTCCGCTACCGATGCTGCTTTCGGCTCTGCTGGTAAATTATCGCCCGGTATGCAGTAACGAAATTTACCGCCCTGATTTACGCGAAGCAGACGACCTTTGCTGATTGCCATTGCCAGCGTTGAAGCCACTTTGCGTGATGTGGTACCAAACAATGTAGCCAGCTCATCCGCCGTTTGTGGTCCACGTTGTTCAATCGTCGCAGTTAAATCGCTCTCTGAAATTTTCGCGACTGTTGCCGTGGTAGTTTCTTCCGGCAGTTCTGCCGGCGCTGGCTGTTCCTGCTGAACGTTGTTATCAGCCACACGCCAGGTGTACGCGCTTTTATCAACGAAACCAGCCTTTTTCAGTTCCCATAGTTCGTTCAGCACTTCTTCACGACTGATATCAAGTCGCGCAGCAAGTTCTATGGATGTGGCTTTTCCCATTGCTTTCAGTACGTCAAAAACAGTCTCCATTAAATTTTTCTCCCGGTAAAAATTACTTCGCAATTCCTGGCTGGACGACATTCGGACGCCAGCTCTCCCAGTTGAAATTCACCCATCGCCCGCCGTTCATGGTCATGCGATCCATAATCCGCTCGCCAAGCAATGTTTTCATGGCCTCATAGTTCAGGTTTGTCAGCATCCCCACGCTGCGCATCGACGCTGTCCGGCGATCAACAATCTGGTGCAGTACCACCTGCTCGTTTTTCGTCTCGCGCTGAATGCCAATTTCATCAAGAACCAGCAGATCCACTTCGCACAGTTCCCGCAAAAATTTTTCGCCTGACTGCCCGTCGTCATAGCTGGCGTGCAGGGCACTCATAACATCAGCCACGGTAACCACAATCACTGTCTGACCGTCTTTCAGCAGGCGATTCCCGATAGCTGCCGCTAAGTGGTTCTTCCCGGTACCAGGTTTTCCGCTGAACGCAAAATTTGTACACCCGGTCATCAGTTCATCAGCGATGGATTTCGCCTGACTCAACGCGTATCGCTGCCCTTCGTTCTGCACCTGGTAATTCGAAAACGAGCATTTGCGGTGCAATGGCTGGATGCCAGAGTGATTCAGAATTTTTTCCACCCGCAACTGACGATTCTGACGGTTGATCTCCTCACAACGTTTCTGGCCTTCGGAAAGTTGCCACTCGCGCCACTCCGCTACCGTCTTGAATGGCGCGGTTACATGTGACGGGGCCAGTCTGCGGATACGTTCAAGAACGTCGCCTGTCGCAATATTTTTCATGGTCAGTTACCCCCTGAAGCCTGGCGGGATCGCACTATCCGGTAACGAGACGGTGTTAACCTGTCGGAGTAACGTCTCAGGTCGAACACCTTTCGGCGCGAACAAGCCCTGGTATTCGTTGGCGATGCTGTGTCGAATCACCTGCTCAGGTGAAAAACCCTGCTGGCGGAATTTTTCCAGCTCCCGTATCGCCCCGTTAGCGCCCTGCTCCGTTCGAATCGGTTTTCGCAATGCCTGCCTGAACTGAACCCACTCATGCCAGAGTGTTTCCGGCAACCAGTCAGGCAGCTCGATAGCCTCCGGTTCGAATTTTTTAGACGCTCGTTTTTGGCGAGGGGGATTTAGGGGGAGATAAGTATTTATATCTTCCTCTTTCTCTTCCTCTGGTAACGCTTTTTGATCCGTTTTTGTAACGCTGGCAGCGTTACCTTTTCGTTTCAGTTCTCGTATTTTTGTTACTCTCTCGTTTGTAACCGCCCGTTTTTTAGAGCTTTTCCCGTTATGGCGCTCAAAGTTAGGAAGCGACAACACACCATTAGTTTCGACCAGCCATCCAACCTGAATTAACGCATCAGCAAAACCAGCCATAAAAGTGATGCGATCTATTGCACTTTTTGTAACGCCGCGAGCGTTACACTCTGCGTTACCGTCTATCATTTGTTGATCCGCCCATGCCCAGAAGCGAATGACTTTCCCTAATGCGGCATCTGGATCAATATTCAGAATCTCAGCAAGCCTGAATATTTCCGGCTTATCCGGCGTAATAACTTCGAGCTTTATCCAGTTTGAAGCCATTTGTTTTCACCTTGTAACGCTCGCAGCGTTACATTTAACTGATACCGAACAAAACAGTTCGGTACGATTAATTTCAATCAATGCACTACGACAGAATCGCTAGGAGAACCGCCGCCGCTGAAATGTGCTTTACGGTAAACGGCCTGGACTGCATCATCATGCGCATCAATTGCCGTACTCAGTGCATCCTGTGCCGCCAGTAATGCACGGCGTTCCAGGGTATCGAAGATGCAGAGTCGGTGACGCAGCTCGCGAGGAAGAATTGCCAGAACCGCAGGGATCAGTTTCTGAATTTTTTCCCTTTGCGCATTCGTTTCACCTTTCAACCAACGATGATAGATATTCTGCTGATTGTTCCAGTCCTTGCCTGGTACCAGGGGCAATTCGCCGCCCCCCTGGCGCAGATATTCTTCAGTAATTGCGTTAGCGACCCACGCCTGCCCTTTTTCGGCTGCCAGGGCTAACAACACTGATTCGATGTGCTCATGCTTGATTTTCATGAATCAACTCCCATCAGCTTTTTCGTAGTAGTTTTATTTCTGCCAATAGTTAAAATTGCATCGGCAGAAAATAATCCGTTTGATGCATGAGCGATTTTTTCAGCGTAATTTGTTTCGCCGGTATATTCTGTGCGAGGCAATTTTCCGTTATCCATCCATTTGTAGATTGCTCTTTGGCTGACACCACAAACGTCGGCCACAACAGAAACGCGAACAGTTTTGATTACATCTTCAAGTGTTTTCTGGTTCATATCACCCTCACAATGTGAACTTTGAGTACATGCTATAACAGAACTGACAGTACATTCAAGAGCGAATATCATTGAACTTATGGTTCATGAAGATAAAGCGCGTAAAGAGTTCGCCAGTAGGCTTGCGCTAGCCTGTGAAAACGCTGGTTATGAACAACATGGAAGGCAGGCAGAAATTGCCCGTCGAATGAAATTAACACCAAAAGCGGTTAGCAAATGGTTTAATGGTGAAACAATTCCTCGCCGAGAGAAATTAAGGGAATTAGCAACACTCATTGGAACAACACCAACCTATCTTTTGGGAGAGGATACAGAAGAAAGTGGACAGATACGTTTCTATCAGGAGTTAAATCCAAGACAAAAAATCATCATTGACCTTCTGGACGAGCTCCCTGACAGTGAGACAGATGAACTTTTAAAAACTCTTGAGGAGAAAAAACAGAAGTACAATGCAATTTACGAAGAGTTAGCACGAAAGAAAAAACAAAAAGCCTCTTAAACCAGCATAAATCCGGTAGCGTCCCCCTCCGGGTTTGTGCTTCACTTTATCCCGTCTCATTTTTTTATACATAAAATGTACTTAAAGTACTTTACAATGATGAACACAAAGTACATTATATACCTACCAACCCACCCCGCCCCACAGAACGCCGGGCAATACTTCGAGTTACCAGGCAGTGGTCAGGGGTTAAGTAGCCAGCCCGAGGCGTATGAACATGACGGCGGGATTCAAATTTTGCAGTGCAGCAGTTAGTTCCGCCACCCGGCGTTAAGGGGATAGATAAGATGGTGCATTACGAAGTAGTTCAGTATTTGATGGATTGTTGCGGTATCACTTACAACCAGGCTGTGCAGGCTTTACGCAGCAACGACTGGGATCTCTGGCAGGCAGAAGTCGCTATACGTAGCAACAAGATGTGAGATTCGCAAAATGCAAAAAATCGACCTCGGCAACAACGAATCCCTGGTGTGCGGCGTGTTCCCCAACCAGGATGGAACGTTCACTGCCATGACGTATACCAAAAGCAAAACATTTAAAACCGAAACTGGTGCGCGCCGATGGTTGGAGAAGCACACAGTAAGCTAACGATTAAAACGTCTACTCCTGCTGTTCCAGAATAACTTCATAAAATGGGAGTATTTTTCGGTGACGAGATAATAAGAACAGTTTGCGCTATCACTCTGATGTTGAATGATGCCCTTCCGTTCTAATTTTTTCATAACCGGGTTACGGCAAGGAGAAGTGATAATAAGATTTCCTGTTTTAAGGAAATCTTTAAATACAGCGATTTCTTTCTCAGATAAACGAAGCAATACTCGTTGCTCTGGTAGTAATGAATAATGCTTTTGAATATGTGCTCGCAATCTTGAGAAGGAAATGGCGACCACGAAAGAAAAGGCAAAAACGATAATCTGAAAGAGCCAAGGTATTTCAGTATAAGCATTGAATGCGACAGTAAACTCTTTCGGTATCAGCCAGAGAGTGAGACCAAAAATGATAATCGTATACATAAGTCTTTCGAGTGGCTCGTTAGCAAAAAGTTTCAACAATGGAGTAAATACATCCAACATATCAATAACTCTCAACTGTAAGGGTATTGAAATGTTAACACAAGCTCTCGCTGTAGGGGTATAGCCGAGACCACCGAAGCCCGGAGGTGGTGAAATAAAACCGGGCACAACACGAAGGCGCATTTCCGATATCCATAAAGAGTCGGTCTTGTCTGTTAAATTTAAATGGTGGGAGTGCGCCTCCGGTTGTAAATAACGACATTGCTGTGTGTAGTCCTGGCGGCATCAGNTTTTTTTCTTGAAGTTCGGCTGATGTCCGCCCTTTTTAAAGTGAATTTTGTGATGCGGTGAATGCGGCTAAGCGCACGTGGCACAGTTAAAAGTCATGTTAGTCCTTATTGGTTTGGGTGGGAAAGCCGACTGTAATTGTTAACTGGTTGCAGTCACCTGGAGGCACCAGGCACCGCATCAACAAAGTTCATTTGTAAAAATGGAGATAATTATGATTGCACATCACTTCGGAACTGATGAAATACCACGTCAGTGTGTGACTCCTGGCGATTATGTTCTTCATGAAGGCCGGACATATATTGCTCGGCAAACAATATTAAAAAGCGAAAACTATATATTCGTAACCTGACCACAAAAACATGCATTACTGACCGCATGATTAAAGTCTTCCTCGGTCGTGATGGTTTACCTGTAAAGGCGGAGTCATGGTGATGACTAAGAAAATAAAATGTGCTTACCACCTTTGCAAAAAAGACGTTGAAGAAAGCAAAGCTATTGAAAGAATGCTTCACTTCATGCACGGGATTTTATCAAAAGACGAACCGAGAAAATATTGCAGTGAAGCTTGTGCCGAAAAAGACCAGATGGCACATGAACTTTAATTAATTGACTATTCGAAACTGAATTTATGCCAGAAATGGCAGGTATTCGCTCAACCTTAATTAAGGAGAAAAACATGATTACCAATTATGAAGCCACTGTTGTAACTACCGATGACATTGTTCACGAGGTGAATCTGGAAGGAAAGCGCATTGGCTACGTAATTAAAACAGAAAATAAAGAAACCCCATTCACTGTNGTTGATATCGATGGTCCATCAGGCAACGTAAAAACACTTGATGAAGGTGTCAAAAAAATGTGCCTGGTGCATATCGGAAAGAATCTGCCCACAGAAAAAAAAGCCGAATTTCTGGCAACTCTAATTGCAATGAAATTAAAAGGTGAAATCTGAAAGAAATAGCCTGCGTATGACGCAGGCTATGAACAGTGTGTATCCGGCAAGATCATTCACTGAACAAAACGAATTTTAATCTGAGTTGAGGTTAAAAAACAATGAGCACAAAACCACTCTTCCTGTTACGGAAAGCGAAAAAATCATCCGGTGAACCTGACGTCGTCCTGTGGGCAAGCAACGATTTTGAATCGACCTGTGCCACTCTGGACTACCTGATCGTTAAGTCAGGTAAAAAACTGAGCAGCTATTTTAAAGCTGTTGCCACGAATTTTCCTGTCGTTAATGACCTGCCCGCTGAAGGTGAGATCGATTTTACCTGGAGTGAACGCTATCAACTCAGCAAAGACTCCATGACATGGGAACTAAAACCGGGAGCAGCACCAGACAACGCTCACTATCAAGGCAATACCAACGTCAACGGCGAAGACATGACTGAGATTGAGGAGAATATGCTACTCCCAATTTCTGGCCAGGAACTGCCCATTCGTTGGCTTGCTCAACACGGCAGCGAAAAACCGGTAACGCACGTTTCACGCGACGGACTCCAGGCATTACACATTGCTCGGGCTGAAGAACTACCGGCTGTTACTGCCCTGGCTGTTTCCCACAAAACCAGCCTGCTCGACCCGCTGGAAATTCGCGAACTCCACAAACTGGTTCGTGACACTGACAAAGTTTTCCCTAATCCTGGTAATTCAAACCTGGGACTGATAACTGCTTTTTTCGAAGCATACCTGAACGCTGACTACACCGATCGAGGACTGCTGACAAAAGAGTGGATGAAGGGTAATCGTGTTTCACACATCACTCGCACGGCTTCCGGTGCTAATGCTGGCGGCGGAAACCTCACCGATCGCGGCGAAGGTTTCGTACACGATCTGACGTCACTGGCGCGCGACGTAGCCACTGGCGTACTGGCCCGTTCAATGGATCTGGACATCTATAACCTTCATCCGGCACACGCTAAACGCATTGAGGAAATTATCGCTGAAAATAAACCGCCCTTTTCTGTTTTCCGCGACAAATTCATCACCATGCCTGGCGGGCTGGATTATTCCCGCGCCATCGTGGTTGCGTCCGTAAAAGAAGCACCAATTGGGATCGAGGTCATCCCCGCGCACGTCACTGAATATCTGAACAAAGTACTGACTGAAACCGATCATGCCAACCCTGATCCGGAAATCGTGGATATTGCCTGCGGTCGCTCCTCTGCCCCGATGCCGCAGCGAGTAACAGAAGAAGGAAAACAGGATGATGAAGAAAAACCGCAACCATCTGGAACAACGGCAGTTGAACAGGGAGAGGCTGAAACAATGGAACCGGACGCAACTGAACATCATCAGGACACGCAGCCGCTGGATGCTCAGTCACAGGTAAATTCTGTTGATGCGAAATATCAGGAACTGCGGGCAGAACTCCATGAAGCCCGGAAAAACATTCCATCAAAAAATCCTGTCGATGCCGATAAATTGCTTGCTGCATCACGTGGTGAATTTGTTGACGGAATTAGCGACCCGAACGATCCGAAATGGGTAAAGGGGATCCAGACTCGCGATTGTGTGTACCAGAACCAGCCAGAAACGGAAAAAACCAGCCCGGATATGAATCAACCTGAGCCAGTAGTGCAACAGGAACCGGAAATAGCCTGCAATGCCTGCGGCCAGACTGGCGGGGATAACTGCCCTGACTGTGGTGCGGTGATGGGCGACGCAACATACCAGGAAACATTCGATGAAGAGAGTCAGGTTGAAGCTAAGGAAAATGATCCGGAGGAAATGGAAGGCGCTGAACATCCGCACAATGAGAATGCTGGCAGCGATCCGCATCGCGATTGCAGTGATGAAACTGGCGAAGTCGCAGATCCCGTAATCGTAGAAGACATAGAGCCAGGTATTTATTACGGAATTTCGAATGAGAATTACCACGCGGGTCCCGGTGTCAGTAAGTCTCAGCTCGATGACATTGCTGATACTCCGGCACTGTATTTGTGGCGTAAAAATGCCCCCGTGGACACCACAAAGACAAAAACGCTCGATTTAGGAACCGCTTTCCACTGCCGGGTACTTGAGCCGGAAGAATTCAGTAACCGCTTTATCGTAGCACCTGAATTTAACCGCCGGACAAACTCCGGAAAAGAAGAAGAGAAAGCGTTTCTGAGGGAATGCGCAAGCACAGGAAAAACGGTTATCACTGCCGAAGAAGGCCGGAAAATTGAACTCATGTATCAGAGCGTTATGGCTTTGCCGCTGGGGCAATGGCTTGTTGAAAGCGCCGGACACGCTGAATCATCAATTTACTGGGAAGATCCTGAAACAGCAATTTTGTGTCGGTGCCGTCCGGACAAAATTATCCCTGAATTTCACTGGATCATGGACGTGAAAACTACGGCGGATATTCAACGATTCAAAACCGCTTATTACGACTACCGCTATCACGTTCAGGATGCATTCTACAGTGACGGTTATGAAGCACAGTTTGGAGTGCAGCCAACTTTCGTTTTTCTGGTTGCCAGCACAACTATTGAATGCGGACGTTATCCGGTTGAAATTTTCATGATGGGCGAAGAAGCAAAACTGGCAGGTCAGCTGGAATATCACCGCAATCTGCGAACCCTGGCTGACTGCCTCAATACCGATGAATGGCCAGCTATTAAGACGTTATCACTGCCCCGCTGGGCTAAGGAATATGCAAATGACTAAGCAACCACCAATCGCAAAAGCCGATCTGCAAAAAACTCAGGGAAACCGTGCACCAGCAGCAATTAAAAATAACGACGTGATTAGTTTTATTAACCAGCCATCAATGAAAGAGCAACTGGCAGCAGCTCTTCCACGCCATATGACGGCTGAACGTATGATCCGTATCGCCACCACAGAAATTCGTAAAGTTCCGGCGTTAGGAAACTGTGACACTATGAGTTTTGTCAGTGCAATCGTACAGTGTTCACAGCTCGGACTTGAGCCGGTAGCGCCCTCGGTCATGCATATTTACTGCCTTTTGGTAATAAAAACGAAAAGAGCGGTAAAAAAAAACGTTCAGCTAATCATTGGCTATCGCGGCATGATTGATCTGGCTCGCCGTTCAGGTCAAATCGCCAGCTTGTCAGCCCGTGTTGTCCGTGAAGGTGACGAGTTTAATTTCGAATTTGGCCTTGATGAAAAGTTAATACACCGCCCAGGAGAAAACGAAGATGCCCCTGTTACCCACGTCTATGCTGTCGCAAGACTGAAAGACGGAGGTACTCAGTTTGAAGTTATGACGCGCAAACAGATTGAGCTGGTGCGCAGCCAGAGTAAAGCTGGTAATAACGGGCCGTGGGTAACTCACTGGGAAGAAATGGCAAAGAAAACGGCTATTCGTCGCCTGTTCAAATATCTGCCCGTATCAATTGAGATCCAGCGTGCAGTATCAATGGATGAAAAGGAACCACTGACAATCGATCCTGCAGATTCCTCTGTATTAACCGGGGAATACAGTGTAATCGATAATTCAGAGGAATAATTCAGCCTGGCGGTGTAATGCACCGCCAACTTGAAATATTTTTATGAGAAAAATTATGAGATATGACAATGTTAAACCATGTCCATTTTGTGGTTGTCCATCAGTAACGGTGAAAGCCATTTCAGGATATTACCGAGCGAAGTGTAACGGATGCGAATCCCGAACCGGTTATGGTGGAAGTGAAAAAGAAGCACTCGAACGATGAAATAAACGAACCACTGGAAATAATAATGGAGGTGTTCATGTATAAAATTACCGCCACTATTGAAAAGGAAGGTGGCACTCCTACTAACTGGACAAGATATTCAAAATCTAAACTAACGAAATCAGAATGCGAAAAAATGCTCTCAGGTAAAAAAGAAGCAGGCGTTTCCAGAGAGCAGAAAGTAAAACTGATAAATTTTAATTGCGAGAAACTTCAGTCCTCGTGAATTGCATTGTATTCAAATTAAAACTTCATAGCTGATTATTAATAATCAACATCGGGCGTCAATTTAAGTCTAACATTGGCGCCTGCCAGAGGTGATGCGATGGCACAAGTAATCTTTAATGAAGAGTGGATGGTTGAATACGGCCTGATGCTTCGCACTGGTCTGGGGGCCAGACAAATTGAAGCATACCGCCAGAACTGTTGGGTGGAAGGCTTCCACTTCAAACGAGTATCTCCTTTAGGGAAGCCAGACAGTAAGCGAGGGATTATCTGGTATAACTATCCAAAGATAAATCAGTTTATCAAAGACTCATGATATGTCTAAATTACCAACAGGTGTCGAGATTCGAGGTAAATACATTCGCATCTGGTTCATGTTTCGAGGAAAACGATGTCGGGAAACATTGAAAGGCTGGGAGGTTACTAACAGTAACATTAAAAAAGCCGGGAATTTAAGAGCGTTGATAGTTCATGAAATCAATTCCGGTGAGTTTGAGTATTTAAGACGTTTTCCCCAGTCCAGCACTGGGGCAAAAATGGTGACAACGAGGGTCATAAAAACGTTCGGGGAGCTTTGTGATATCTGGACAAAAATTAAAGAAACAGAGTTAACAACAAACACAATGAAGAAAACGAAATCACAATTAAAAACACTCAGGATAATAATTTGTGAGAGTACTCCGATATCGCATATTCGTTATAGCGATATCTTAAACTACCGGAATGAACTGCTGCATGGAGAAACGCTTTACCTGGATAATCCAAGATCCAACAAAAAAGGAAGAACCGTGCGCACAGTTGATAACTATATCGCCCTGCTCTGTTCGTTGTTACGTTTTGCGTATCAGTCGGGATTTATATCAACCAAACCATTTGAAGGAGTAAAGAAATTACAGAGAAACAGAATAAAGCCTGACCCGTTATCTAAAACAGAATTCAATGCATTAATGGAAAGTGAAAAAGGACAGAGCCAGAACTTGTGGAAATTTGCCGTATACTCCGGGCTTCGTCACGGGGAACTGGCTGCTCTGGCGTGGGAGGATGTGGATTTCGAGAAGGGAGTTGTGAATGTCAGAAGAAACCTGACGATACTGGATATGTTCGGTCCCCCAAAAACAAATGCGGGGATCCGGACGGTAACACTACTGCAGCCTGCTCTTGAAGCACTGAAGGAGCAATACAAACTGACCGGGCATCATCGCAAAAGCGAAATCACCTTTTATCATCGGGAGTACGGCAGAACCGAAAAGCAAAAACTGCATTTTGTTTTCATGCCCAGGGTGTGTAACGGAAAACAAAAACCTTATTACTCGGTAAGCAGTTTGGGGGCAAGGTGGAATGCAGCAGTAAAACGTGCTGGTATTCGCCGCCGTAATCCGTACCATACGCGGCATACTTTTGCCTGCTGGCTGTTGACGGCAGGAGCGAACCCGGCATTTATAGCCAGCCAAATGGGGCATGAAACTGCGCAGATGGTGTATGAAATTTACGGTATGTGGATTGATGACATGAACGACGAACAGGTAGCCATGTTGAATGCGCGGTTATCATAGTTGCAAAGTTTGCCCCCAATTTGCCCCATTTAGTACCAGAGAACTGAAATAATGCAAGAAAATCAACAAATTACAAAGAAAGAACAATACAACCTGAACAAATTACNAAAAACGTCTGCGTCGTAACGTGGGCGAAGCCATTGCTGACTTCAATATGATTGAAGAAGGCGATCGCATCATGGTTTGCCTCTCCGGGGGTAAAGACAGCTATACCATGCTGGAAATTCTGCGCAATTTGCAGCAAAGCGCGCCAATCAATTTTTCGCTGGTGGCTGTCAACCTCGATCAAAAACAACCGGGCTTCCCGGAACACGTTCTGCCCGAGTATCTTGAAAAGCTGGGCGTTGAGTACAAGATTGTGGAAGAGAACACTTACGGTATCGTGAAAGAGAAGATTCCGGAGGGCAAAACCACTTGCTCACTGTGTTCTCGTCTTCGTCGCGGAATTCTTTACCGTACCGCAACGGAACTGGGAGCGACGAAGATCGCGCTGGGTCACCATCGTGACGATATCCTGCAAACGTTGTTCTTAAATATGTTCTACGGCGGCAAGATGAAAGGTATGCCTCCGAAACTGATGAGCGATGATGGCAAACATATTGTGATTCGTCCGCTGGCCTACTGCCGCGAGAAAGATATTCAGCGCTTTGCCGATGCAAAAGCATTCCCGATTATTCCGTGCAATCTGTGCGGTTCACAGCCTAACCTGCAACGTCAGGTGATTGCTGACATGTTGCGTGACTGGGATAAACGTTATCCAGGGCGTATCGAGACGATGTTCAGCGCGATGCAGAATGTGGTGCCGTCGCATCTGTGCGATACCAACCTGTTCGATTTCAA